TTACTACGGCTTTGGTGCAATCGCTACTAAGGTCGGCGCAGGCGCGTTCAAGAACAACAAGGCGTAATTAACGCTAACTAAGTCGCTGGCTGGGTAGTGCCCTTCTACCCAGCCAGTCTTTAGAAAGAGGATCAAATGTCATACACAACAGTTGCAGAACTCCGCTCCGCTCTCGGTGTCGGTACTCTGTATGCTGACGCAACCTTGCAGGAAGTTTGCGATGCTGCTGACAATGTGTTGATCCCTTTTCTATGGAAAAACGAACAATCTATTATTGCTCATGGCAATACCGGCACTAAGGGAACTCTCTACTTTAACGAGTATATCCGCGATATGTTCTACGTTGGACAATCTGTAACTATCAGCAATGCCGGTACAAAGTACAACGGCACAAAGACAATCACCGCCGTTACTGATCGATCATTCAGTGTAACTACATCCCACACTTCAGATAATCCTTATCACACGATCATGCCTTATGGCACAGCAGCAGCAGAAACTTACGTTGACTTCAGCACAATTCCAGCGATTCAAGAAGCATCACTAATGATTGCTATTGCTATTTGGCAAGCCCGTCAAGCACCAAGCGGACAGGGCATGACAGTCGATGGCTTCTCACCTAGCCCTTTCACAATGTCAAACACTTTGCTTGCTCGCGTTCGCGGCTTGCTTGCGCCTTACCTTGATCCGCGCTCGATGGTTGGCTAACCATGACAGCAGCGATCTCAACACTTCGCACCACAGTTGCAACGGCTTTGGTAGATAACTCACTCTGGTCAGTATTCTCCTTCCCTCCAGCTACTCCAATCGCTAACAGCATTGTTGTCAGTCCGGCTGATCCTTACGTAACGCCAAACAACAACAGCCGCAATACGATTGCGCCAACAGCCAATTTTAATCTTAATGTGTTCGTGCCTTTGCTAGACAATGAAGGCAACCTAAATGGAATTGAGGAAATGCTAGTTGCGATGTTTAACAAACTAGCGGCTTCCTCGATCGTCTATAATGTGGGAGATGTAAGTGCGCCTAGCGTTCTGAACGCTGCCACTGGCGATCTATTGACTTGCTCAATGCAAGTCTCAATCCTAACGAGTTGGAGTTAATCATGTCCGAGTGGGAAAAAGAGCAAGAAGCCTTCCTGATTAAGATCGGGCAGGTTGCACCAACAGCACCAAAATCATCTACTAAGAAAGACGAGGAATAACCTAAATGGCAGTATTTCTAAGCAATAACGTAGGCGTGAAGGTTAACTCCGTTGATCTTTCTGACCACGTTACTTCAGTAACACTTAACCGTTCATTCGATGAACTCGAAGTTACAGCAATGGGCGATAGCGGACACAAGTTCGTTAAAGGTCTTGAGGCATCATCCATCACTATCGACTTCCTAAACGACACAGCATCAGCAAACGTTCTAGCAACGCTTCAAGCTGCTTGGGGAACAAACGTTCCAATCGTTCTATTGCAGACTAAAGGCACAGCAGTATCAGCGACTAATCCGCTATACACAGCAACCTGCCTAGTCAACAACACAACAGATATCAACGGCGCAGTAGGCGATCTCGGAACTCAGAGCATCACTTTCACCGTCTCTGGCACTGTTGCAGTAGCAACAACCGGCACATTCTAAATAACTAACTAAGGGGCAAAAGCATGGCAAAACTAAAGGTAACAAGGGCAGACGGAAGCGTTAATGAGTACCAGATCACACCAGCGATCGAGTACGCCTTCGAGCAATATGCAAAGAAGGGCTTCCACAAAGCCTTTAGAGATGATGAAAAGCAGAGCGATGTTTATTGGCTTTGCTGGGAAGCAATTCGTAGGTCGGGTGAAACCGTTAAACCCTTCGGAGAGGCATTCCTTGAGACATTGACGCGAGTCGAGGTTCTCGATGATGACCCTTTGGAGTAACGCGAGAGTCCTTCACCTATCTCGTAGCGAGACTATCGCTTGAGACAGGACTCTCGCCCCAATCTTTAATTGAACTAGATCACACAATGTTCAGGACTTTACTTCAAGCCCTGAAAGACAGAGCAAAGGAGCAAGCGGATGCCAACAGAAGTAAAAGGCGCAACTAAACTCCGCGAAGCCCTGAAGCAATATGAGCCTGATCTAGCCAAGGAAACAACCAAAGAACTTGGTTTCTTATTAAAGCCGATCGCTGCTAAGGCTCGCGGTTATATGCCTTCTCAATCTCCGTTGAGGGGTTGGGCTGAACGTACAGATGGAAAAGGTAAGTTTCCAACCTACAATCCCACAATCGCTAAACGTGGGATCACTTACAAGACTTCTCCAAGCCGTCCAAATTATCGCGGTTGGCGTTCACTTGTTTCTTTGCTGAACAAATCTGCTGCTGGTGCTATTTACGAAACAGCAGGACGCAAGAATCCGGGAGGAAACTTCTCACCTCGATTAGGTGGCGATGTTAAAGGTCAAGGTAAATTACAAGGTCGCGGCATCTTTCGCGCTTGGAATGAGGATCAGGGAAAGACTCAAGGTGCAGTTATCAAAGCACTTGAAAGCGCAGCAGCTAAGTTCAACGCCAAGACAGGTAAATATAACTAATGGCAACTAATATTAAAGTAGATATTGCAGCGGAGTTCGTAGGCAAAAAAGCCTTTACAGATGCCGCCAAACAAACCATTGGGTTAAATAACCAGGTTAAGACGCTTGCCAAATCTTATTTAGGATTATTCACAGCCCAGAAGTTAGCCCGTAGTGCGTTCAACGCAACTAAAGCATTCGCAGCCGATGACAAAGCCGCACAAGTTCTCAGTCGTTCACTTAACAACTTAGGCTTGGCTTTTGCTGATCCTTCAGTTCGTTTATTCATTGCTGATTTAGAAAAGACCTATGGCGTACTTGATGATCAACTTCGCCCAGCATTTCAACGTTTACTTACAACAACTGGCGATGTAGCAAAAAGCCAATCTCTACTTCGAACAGCACTTGATCTTTCAGCAGCTAGTGGTCAAGATGTAGTTACCGTTGCCGGTGATCTTTCCAAAGGTTATGTAGGCCAGACACGCGCCCTCGCAAAGTACGGCATTGGATTAACTCAGGCACAACTTAAAGCGATGTCCTTTGAGGAAGTTCAAACACGTATTAACACCTTATTCGGTGGACAGGCTCAACTTGCGGCAGATACTTACGCAGGATCGCTAGACAAGTTGGCCGTTGCTTCAAATAATGCCAAGGAAGCGATCGGTCGCGGTCTAGTTGATGCATTGTCAATTCTTGGCGGCGGCGGTCAAGGTGGATTGCAAAATATTATTAACTTGATTGACAAGGCTTCAACAGGACTTGAGACATTCATTCGCCGCTTTGGTGTAGGACTGGCTCAGGCTAAGGCTTTGCTATCCGGCAACTTTGGTCAATTCGCTGCTATCGGTCAAGCCGAAGCCAATCGAGGCAAAGCAGTATCAGGGATTACTCCAGCGGTTGCCGCAGAACTCAAGAAAGCAGCCGCAGAAAAAGCAGCAGCCAAGCGTGCCAAAGAATTAGCCGCTTTAACTAAGAAAAACACAGCAGCAATCAAAGAACAAACAGCAATTCAAAAGGCTGGCACTTTGTTCGATATTCAACAAACTGAAATTATTGCCGCACTTAAAGGCAAGATTACTGAGGATGAGCGCAAGCGTCTGGAACTGCAACTAGCAATCCTCACCGGCAATACTTCCGAGGCTTCTAAACTAGCTGGTGAAATTGCTAAGGCCCAAGGGTTGACAACTCAGTTAACTGCCTATCTTGCAAACTTGCCAAAGGCTTCTAATCCATTCTCTGCTTGGGCTTCTTATCTTGATTCGATTGAGGCACAGGCTCGCCGCATCGCTACGATGAGTCCAGTAGCACCAGCATCCGTGTCTGGCAATGCCACAGTTCCAAGTTACAACGGAGCGGCGATCGATGCCATAACCAGTTCCTACGGTGGCGGAGCGACAAGCGTTCGAGCAGATGCGGCAGGCAACGTCAATGTTTATGTTGGTGGCAATGTTGTATCCGAGAACGATCTTATTGAAGCAATTTCAAGCGGCTTATTGAACCGATCACTTTCAGGTTCTCCATCTGCAATCGCTAGACTTCGTGGTTCATTCCAGCCATGACATTACCTGCTCAGATCAGTGTATCTTTCGACTTTACTAGCGGAGCAACTTTCGGCTATCCGTTTACTATTGGCGATGCAAAGTACGGCGTTCTAGGCACTGGCACACTAGCTTCAACTACTACACCAGAACCAACGGTTGATCTCACTCCAGATGTACGCCAGATCAGTATTAGGCGCGGTCGCAATATCATGCGCGACACCTATGAGGCTGGCACTTGTACTGTTCGAGTTCTCGATCCTAATTCCTATTTCAACCCACAAAACACTTCTAGCCCTTACTACGGCTATTTAACCCCACTGCGTAAACTGCGTGTCTCAGGCACAGTCAACGGCGTGGGTTACTTCCTATTCTCAGGCTATACAACAGATTACTTGTACACCTATCCAAAGGGACAGGAAACTGGCTACGTGGATATTGTCTGCTCAGATGCTTTTAGACTTATGCAGCAGGCAACTGTGTTAACGGTGGCAAGTGCTACGGCTGGTCAAGATACCGGCACACGCATTGGCAAGATTCTGGATCAGGTGCAATTTCCAACTTCAATGCGCACTATCGACACAGGAAACACAACTTGCATTGCTGACCCTGGTACTGCTCGAACTGCCCTCGATGCAGTCAAGAACGCCGAGTTCTCAGAACAAGGCGCGTTCTACTTCAACCAAGAAGGCACAGCAGTATTCCTAAACCGCACCAATACGATCAAAAAGTACGGTGATACTCCAATCGAGTTTAATCAAACTGGTGGCATTCCATACACAAACCTAGTCTTTGCTTTCGATGACAAGTTGATTATCAATTCTGCCGGTATGACTCGCGTGGGTGGTACTCAGCAAGTCTCGGAGAATGCAACCTCAATCGCCAAGTACTTCCCTCACCAGTCAAACCAAGACAATTTAATCGCTGAGACTGATGCAGATACTCTCAATATTGCCAAGATCTATGTAGCAACCAGACAAGAGACAACCATCCGCATCGATGCTATGACGGTTGATCTACTTGATCCAGATGTACCAACTGCGACAATGCTGGACTTGGATTACTTCTCAAATCTAAAGATTACAAATGTTCAACCAGATGGCTCAACCATCGTTAAGACTTTACAGGCTCAGGGCTTTGCATGGAATATCACGCCT